ACAATCAGGTTGGCTAGTGTCAGCCTTATTTGCAAGATTCTTTTCTTGCAATTCATCAAAGAATCTTTTGTGAGCATAAAGGTAAGTCATAAAAGACTCCTTGTTGTTCATGTTTTGAGGTAGTTGGTGTCCTCCTCTAGTAGTTTGACCACTCCAACCATCTAATGAATCTCCTAAGTCACAAATAAAAAGATCTTCTAGTCTTCCATAGATCTTTACTTGCTTCTCTATCTCTTCTAATACTCTCATCATTCTTACTTCGAAGATGTCTTCGTTGTAGTCGTTGTTGAAAATAGAGTTAGGATGAGTAAGCGCTCCTACATGCTTGTCACTCATATAAACAAATAAAGCTCTTTTAGAGGCCACAGGGACCTTCTTAGGAGTAGGGCAAGGACTTATGTTAGATTCTAAGAAAACCTCTCTTAGAACGGCTTCTATGTCTTGAGGTAAACTATCCTCAGGCTTTATAGAAGCAAATAAGGCTGACACTAGCCAACCTGATTGTTTTTCTTTACTCCAATACTGTACTAATCTCCACTTAGTAGTATCTATTTTGTGGATCTGTATGATCTCTTCAGCAGATCTAGGTTGCTCAGAGACTAGTTTAGATACTTCTAGAGTGCCTTTATCTAAGTTCTCATCGTAAGTTCCTACTATCTGAGTAGGTTGGATAAGTGTAGGTATTAAAGGTTTGTTCCCACCTAACTTTAACATAGCAGTTCTTTTCAAATCTCGAACTCTCTTACCTCTCAACTCAAAGTTACACTCTGGCTGGTAGTTAAAACGAAGAGCAACTTGAATAGCTGTTTCTGTTGTGTTTGGATTATCCATATAATATTGGATAATCTGCTTAGAGATTGGCATCATAGGCTTTAGAGTATATACCCTATGGTTAACAAAGCTATAACAATTAATCCACCTTTCAAAACATTTTTAAGTGTTTTAATAGTTTCTGACTGAGATCTAACTTTAGTATCTAAGCGAACTATCTCTACTTTAGCGGTATCTAGAGCTAATCTAAAGTTAGGAATAATAGAATCTTTATATAAAGATAACTGTACACTGTCAGTCTTAACAATTTTTTTAAGACTAACTACTCTCTCACGTGCTTGAATTCCCTTAAGGAACTCGTTATTCAACTCCTTTAGCGGTAAGCTGTCTAGAGATTGTGAGTAGATACTTTGTGCCATCAATGTCAGGCATAGTGTCAATAGCGATTTGAATGGTGTCATACTTTAAAGTGATTTTTTCGTAAGTTCTATACTCTTCGTGTTTGATATGCTCTAAGGAGTCTATCTTTTCAAAGTAAGTATCATTTGCTTTATCAATAGAATCTATAAAAGAGATTACTTGATTGGTGTCTTGTTCTTGTACGTACTCATACCTGTATAAAAGGTAGACAATAGCAAAGAAGAAGATAAAGTTAAGTTTAATGGATAGGTTTTTCATAAGAAAGAAGGGGGCTATTAACCCCCTTAATTAGTTTAAGCCCAAGGCAAAGGAGTAACTACAGGTTCTACTGCAGGACTCTTTTGGTTTTCAATGTTTTCTTCGATATGAGAATATATGGGAGCAAGACCTTCTTCACCCAACTCTTCTTTAATCCACTCTACTACGATTGCTTCAGTTAAGTTAGCGTAAGGAACAAACTCAGCTCCTTCTTTTACGGTAAACATTTGACTTCCGTTTACGGTGTTAGTAAATTCTCCATCTACGCCTTCTACTTCGAATACAGCAGTTACTACGTAGTCTTCCAAACCTTCCACTGTTTTAGTGTAGAGATTAGTGATTGTCCAATTGTAAGTTGTCATGATTTATTTTTGTTTATATGATAATTAAGCAGAGAGAACGCTTACGGAATCTTCTCCTGTAACCTCTTCAATTTTAGCTTTACACTTCTCATGAATAGTAGTAGCCAAAGAAGCACCCCAGAACTCTTCTGAAGTTAACTCTGTCTGTACTTGATTAGGTAAAGAAGATACATTTAAGGGAGACTTTCCAGCCACCCAGTCAGCCTCTGATTTGTAGTAAGACAAGTTTACCCAATTAGAATTAGGAGCAAGAATGAAAATGTTTAAATAACCAAAGGCATTTGATACCTCAAATCCTTCATCGGTTGTAATTGTTGTGTTTATTGATAGTGCCATAATTTTATATTTTATATTTTTATATTTTAATTAATTAAATTGTAGCTTGATGCATACCCATCATTGTCATTTCTAGAGAAAGCGTTGCTACAAAAACAATTTGTCCTCCTCCAGTCCATGTTGGGGGAGTAAAACTAACAAGAATTTCATTAGATGCTCCAATAGCAAAATTAACTGTTGTAGTCGATAAAGAAGCATCTGAAAAAGTACTTATTTGTTGAGGAGCACCTATCAGTGTTCTTGCTGAACCCATTCTTCTACGAATACCTAAATTATAAGTACTCATAAAAATATCATTATTTGCAATAGTTGTAATACTAGCAGATTTAGCTCTAACACCAATTACAACTTTTGCTGTTATAAGCATTTGATATGGGACAATAGAATCTCCATTTTGATTTTCTGGTAAAATTAATTGACCATTTTCTAGAGTGAATGTGTATGTTCCTCCACTGTTTACTGCTGCTGTAGCTAGTGGTATTGCTATAATACTATAGACATGGGCTCCATTATATATAGCTGTACCTGAAGATACTGAAAACTGTCCCAATAAAGAAGCTGCTGCATTATTACCAACTGCAATACTTCCTTTACCATAAGCTCTATTATTAAGACCTAGTGATATAGAGCCTTCTCCAGAACTATATGTATATGAACCCATAGCTACACTACTTATTCCAGTAGCTTGAACACCAGTACCTGTTGCAAAACATTGTCCACCTGATGCTAAAGCACTTTGACCAAATGCAAAAGAATGTGATCCACTAGCATTAGCATAATAACCAGCTGCCATAGAATAGATAGCAGCATTACTATTTATACCGAATGCAACAGAACCACTATCAATTGAAGTACAGTTTAGACCTCCAGTAATACTATATCGTCCACTACTAACATTACCCTGCCCACCTACTACAGTTGCATGAGTGTTGGTTGATGCTGTATTAGACTGACCTCCTGAAACTACGCTATGTGCTGATGATACAGTATTGCCTTGTCCACCAGATATTACCGTTTGATTCGCAGATAGAGTATTTTGATAACCACCAACTATTAATCCACCCTCTGAAGCCCCATTAATGTTGTTTCCATAACCACCTCCAACAAAAGTATTTCGAGTTGATACATTAGATATTTGATTACTATCTCCACCAACAATAACTTTATTTTGGTAACTTGAACCAACTGAACCATTTATATAATTATTAACCCCACCAACAATAACTGAAACTGGGGCTAAATTTCTATTATTTTGCCCACTACCTATAAAACTATATTCTCCTGATGCAACATCAGTTGCAGCACTCCTACCATCTGCAAATCTACAGCACCATTACCCCTAGCATTACCACCAGCTACTGTACCGTCTTCTTGTCCTAGTATAAATTTATTTCCCATATCTTTAGTTTATTAATAAGCCACTTCCACTAATTCTACTTTAGCTACACAACGGAATGTTGTAGCACTGGCTGTAGTTGGGGCTTTAAATGTTATTTGTAAGTCTTGTGATGCACCCGCAGCAAATGTAAATGCAGCAGTTGCCATGTTTGTATCATATATAATATTACCAGCATTAACTCCTACTACAGAACTAGTGCCGCCTACTCGCTTAAATAGAAGAGTAAACTCTCCCATATAAGAATCTCCTAATACTAAAGTACCACCTGCAACACTAACAAATGCTGTAGCTACTACTTTAACAGCCCATAGTCTGTTGTTTCCACTTGGAATGATTAAGTTAGTTGTACCTGTTCCGTCAAGAGAAAGTACAGTAGTTGCAGCAGAGTTAAGAGTTGCTGCTCTATTTGCAGTTAATAAGGATTGCTGACAAAAACCTCTTTCAGAGGGAAATGTAAATGCAGTTCCACTAAAAGCAACTTGACCTTGTAAATTGGTTTGTGTTACATATCCTTGAGCCAAACTATAACTTGATAAGGCATTATTTCCTGTACCTGACAATGCCGTACTATATGCACCTTGAGCAGTACTTGCTGTACCTCCTAAACAAATAGAATTTTGACCCGAGGCTTGGGCAGATTCCCCAAATGCAAAACTTCTACTACCCGAAGCAATTGCATTTTGTCCACCAGCAACACTATAAAGTCCACTTGCAGTATTACTCTGACCACCCACTACCGTAGCGTGTGTATTTGTAGATGCTGTGTTTGATTGTCCGCCTGAGACGGTTGAGTATGAAGATGAGGCTACATTTGAATCACCCCCACCTATTGTTGGTACAAATAATCCAGTTGCAAAATTATATTGGCCTCCCGCAACAGTTGGAGCAACAGTACCACTTGCTTTGTTAGAATAACCACCACCAATAGTTGCATTATTACCACTTGCCACATTTGCAGCGTTATTCCTTCCCATTTGTAAATCGACCGCATTAGTCCCCCTTGCATTTCCAGCAGTAAAAGTTCCATCGGGTATTTGAGCCACCAAAGCACCTGTACCATTAGGAGCGATTACTAAGTTAGCGTTGGTAGTAGTTGCTTGGATTATAGAGGAAACTTGTGTAGTTACAGAAGAGTCTGACCTAATACCTAATCTAAGTGTAGATAGTTGAATAGCACTATTGTTACCTACGAAGTCTGTTACTGTTTGTAAAGTAAGATTTAAAGGAAGAGCTGTCATAAGCATACCATCTGGTGAACCAGGAGGCTTAGGGCAACATGTAGGGTTGTTTAAAACTCCTACTATAAAGTTCTCTAAAGAGATTCCACTAACATCTCCTGTTGTAGTAGAGGCTTTTATGTATGTTCCTGGCTTAAGATATAGATCTGTATTTTTCATTTAGGTTTAATTTAAGTTAATTTATTTTTCGTTGTCGTGTTTGAACTTGTGTTTATCTATCTTCTCTAAGATCTGAGAGAGTACACTGTTGTCTATGATTCCTACTGTGTGAGCATTCTTAAGCGCACTTATCAACTGAAAAACAATAAAGGGGGCACATAAAGTTTCGCTTAGCCAAAAAGTGCCTTCAAACCCCTTCTCAATCATCAAGACACCCGTAAGTATAAGTACCCAAGCAAACAAAGTCTGAAGTACCTTAAGTGCTTTTCTAGTCTGAAAACCAATCTTCTTAGTTCCTGCCCATACTCCAAAGAAGCCGTCTATAAAAATAACAGCAACTACCGCTAAGTACTGTTCTATGTTATCTGCTCCTAGATTAAGGAAGTAAGTTCCTAAGAAAGCTAGGATAGTTGTCGTAGAGTAAAGTAGGAAGGAAGTCTTCATTAAATTTCAGGATGTGTGGGTTTCTTTTCAGGATACTTTAGATAGTAATCTTCTTCGTAGAGATAATCTAAGCCAGCAAAAGTATGTACTCCTACAGGATCAGGCCATACTTCATACTCTACTAAGTCTTCGTACTCGTTGTTTCCTTCGTTGAATAAGATGTCTGCAGAGTAATTAGGCGCATAAGTTGCTGCTGTAATTATCTCCATATCGTCTCCTAGCACAGGTGGAGTAAGCATTATATGCCCAATCTCAACTACTGTTTTACCTTCCCAGAACTCTTGAGTACTACCGTTAACTTCAAAGGTACTCTTTTTAACAAAAAAGTCAAATTGTTCCTTGCTTTCGAACTCGTATTTTCTAAATTTCATAATCTTTTGTTATTCTTTTTTATTTTAACTTGTTAGGGAT